GGTGTGATGCTTCACCAGCAGAAACACCGTCTGACGCGACACGCCCGCAGCCCGCGCCACCTTCGCGAACGGCTGCCGATCGCCCGCCTCCCGCAGCACTTCCACCGCCGCGACGAGCGATGCCCGATACGCGTCTCCCACCTTCCGCCGCTCCGCCGAGAGCCGCCGAACGCCCTCCAGAACGTCGTACTCACTCGCCATGACCCCAAAATAGCACGTCAGACCCGTCTGACGCAACGTCAGACCCGTCTGACGGGAAACCGGGGTAACCGTCTAACCCGTCATACTGGTAATCCCTGCAAGCGGGCACAATCACTCCCACCGAATGACGGGTTAGACCTCTAGTGCACTCTTTCTCCTGTGCCCGCCCGCACGTAGCGACTTTTGGTACAGACCCCCAAACCCGTCATAGAATTGCGTGCTCCGGCTCCGAATCGCTGTCATAGACTCACAAACAGTGCAGGTTGGCATAGCGGAAACCCGTCATAGGCAAGTCTGGTAGAACAAACTGGAAGAAGTGCAACGAAATGGCACGCTGGCGAGGCTCGAGCTCGCGCTCGCGCGCACGTCTGCGCGGCAACCGCGCGCCGTGCTAGCCTCGAGGCCGTGCTACGCGTCACAGTGGCCGGCGGAACTGGCGCAGGCAGGCGGATCGTTCGCCCGCTCGAGCAGTGGCGCTGCTCCTGCCGGCGATCGCACCCCGGCGCCCGCTACTCCTGCTCGAGCTGCGGCGCGCGGCGGCCGGAGAGCTCGAGCTCCTCGAGGATACAAACATCCGTATGAGTCCTCGCCCCTATCCATGCGGGTTAGCGGGCGTCGCCTGGCGCGCCGCATACGTAGCCACCTCTCGACCCTCCTATCCATCCCGTTCTGCCTCCCTCCTCGACCTCGGTCGACCCTCCCGCCACTGCCGCCACCGCCGTGCCGTCCTGCCGCGCCGCGGCCGCGGGCTACGCGCTTGCGTCCCGCGATTTTTTCGCGACAGATCGCTTCGCCCGCTCTCCCCAGAGTTCGCGCGGGTGCGATGCTGTTGAACGCGGAGCGGAGGGCGCAGGTGGTCAGGCTTCTCGAGACGCGGGATGAGTATCTCCCGGTGTTGCGGGCTCCTCACGCTTCGCCGGCGGGGTTCGTCTCCGGCGTGCGTGTCCGTTCGTGCCCGGATTGCCTGGCGAATGGCCGGACGATGTTCGGCTGCGAGACGTGCGGGGGGCGTGGGACGGTCGAGGCGGGTCGTCTCGTTAGGGTGGCGTTGACGGATGAGTGGCGGGGGCAGTCGTCGAGGCTGGATCCGTACGCGGTGGAGGTGACGGCGCCGTATGGGTTTGATCCGACGCGGCATGAGCGGGTTCGGGAGCGGGAGCTCGAGGTGGGGAGGCTGGGGCAGCAGACTCGGTCGGCGGCGGCTGTGGATGAGGACGTCGATGCGGCTGTGCATCCGTTTGGGTGGGAGCGGGAGCGGGCGAGGCGGTGGGCGGAGTTCGACTACGGCGCCCTCGATGCCGCGCTCGAGGCGTTGCGGGAGTTCGACGGGACGGCGTTCCGGGTGCTTCATGCGGTGTTCGTGTACGGGTGGCTCGAGGGGGGGCCGGAGCGGATCGTGGAGCGGGGGCTCGTGTTCCTGGCTGCGGCGTTGCCGGATCCGTTGCGGGCGCCGCCGGCGGACAAGACTGGCCTGCGGGGGATGGTCGGTCGGGATGCGGCGATCCGGCGGCTCATCATCGGTGGGGCGTCGACGGCGCGGACGGCGGAGGAGTTCGGGTTGAGCGTGTCGCAGGTGAACCGGGTTGTGGCGGCGGGGGATGCGGGTTGACGCCGTCCGTGGGTGTGGGTACTCTCCCGCGCGGAGACTGGAAATGGTCTTTGCGCGCGATCGTCTGTGTTAGGCGATCTGCGCCCTTCGGCCGGTCGGGAGGTTCTCGTTGAGTGCTGTCGGTCGTCCTCGCGGGTTGGAGTCGCGGCGTCGGACGCGCGAGTTCGTGCGTCGTGTCGCGGAGGGCCAGTCGTTCGTTGACGCTGCTCGCGCGGCTGGGATGTCGCCGGAGCGGGCGTTGCGGCTGATGGACGATGTGATGCTTTTGCAGGTGGCGGTTTCGGCGCGGTCTGCCGTCCCGGTGGCGGCGTGACACGGTGGCTGCCGTCGGGCCTGTGCGGCGGTCGGCGGCGGAGCGGGGGGCGTGGGCGAGGTATCTGCGTTTCACGCGGTCGTGTCCGTCGTGGCTGTACGAGGACGAGGAGCCGGCGGCGTGGCTGACGTTGCAGACAGAGCTCGAGGTTTCAAGGAGCGTCCGTCGCGGGAGGAGCTCGACCGGCGCGCGGCGGAGCATCTAGCCGAGCTCGAGAATCCGCGTGACGTTTCCGCGGAGGACCGCGACCGGTTCGTCGGCTACGTGTCCGACCATCCGGAGTGTTCGCTCAGGGAGGCGTGCGGCGAGGTGGGGATCCGCCGTCTCGACGTGAAGGCGTTGCGGGAGACGGACGCGGAGTTCGAGGAGGATTACCGGAACGCTCGCGGGTGGGGGCCGGAGCAGATCGTTCATTCGTTGCGGAAGCTCGGGATCGAGGGTGTTCTCGAGCCGCTCGTGTCGGCGGGGAAACTCGTGAAGGACGACGACGGCGAAGTCGTGTACGTGCGGAAGTTTTCGGATCGGGCGGCAATCGCGCTGTTCAACGCTATGACGCCGGAAGGGAAGGCGGCGGCGGCGGGCCGGTTCGGTGTTGAGGTGTCCGGCGCGCAGGTGCAGGTGAAAGTGCAGGCGGGCGTGCCGTTGTCGGACGTGTTCGAGTTCATGCGTCAGCATGTGGGCGCGGCCGCGCTGCCTCCGGGTGACGAGATAGCGGGCGAGCTTGTCGCGGAGACGGACGAGCCGGCGCCGTGAACGAGCTCGAGCCGCTTCCGGGCGAGACGTCGCCGGAGTACATCGGCCGCCTCTATCCGCCGCTCGCACGGTACTGGCCGAACCTGTCGACGATCTCGGTGCCGCAGTCGACGTTCCTGATGCTCGACCAGCTCGAGGCGTTCTACGGCGGAGCGGCAGGCGGAGGCAAGTCCGACGCGCTCCTCGCGGCCGCGCTGCAGTACGCCGACGTTCCCGGCTACGCCGCCCTGATTCTTCGCAAGACGTTCCGGCAGCTCGACATGCCGGACGCGATCATGGCCCGCTCGAAAGAGTGGCTTATGCCGCACCGCGCCAACGGCGTCCGCTGGAACGACGACTCGAAGCGGTGGACGTTCCCGTCGGGTGCGACGCTCACGTTCGGGTACCTCGAGCATTTCGACGACGTGTACAACTACCAGGGGCCGGCGTTCCAGTTCGTCGGGTGGGACGAGCTCACACAGTTCGAGCTAAAACCGTACGAGTACCTGTTCTCGCGCACGAGACGGCGGAAGGATCTGCGCGACCTCGGCATCCCGATCCGTCACCGGTCGGCGTCGAACCCTGGCGGCACCGGGCACGCGTGGGTCCGCAAACGCTTCATCGACGAAAAGACGCGGCAGACCGGGGCGGTGTTCATCCCTGCGAAGGTCGCCGACAACCCCGGCCTCGACGTCGCGGAGTACCGGCTGTCGCTCGAGAACCTCGGCGAGACGCTCAAGGCGCAGCTCCTCGACGGCGATTGGGGCGTGTTCGAGGGGGCCGCGTTCGCTGTCCTCGACGAGCATCTGGTCGACCGGTTCGCGTTGGACGATTCGATCGACCGGTACGAGGCGGCCGACTACGGGCTGAACGGGGCGCCGTGGGCGCTGTGGGCGACCGACTACGAAGGCAACCTCGTCTGTGTCGACATGGACTACTGGCGCGACAAGCTGCCGTCCGACATCGCGCCGGAGATCGTCGAATACCGAAAGCACGGCTGGGGGCTCACGAACGACTGTTACGCCGACCCGTCGATCTGGCATCGCACCGGCGGCAAGAACCGTTGGGGGCAGCCGGCGATGCTGTCGGACGAGTTCTCCGACAACGGCGTCAACCTCACGCAGGCGAACAACGACCCGCGCGCCGGACTGACCCGCATCCGTGAACTGCTGAAGATCGACGAGCAGCACCCGTTCCCGTCATGGCATCCCAGGGCGGGCGAGTCGGGCGCGCCGCGAGTGTTCTTCGTCCAGGCTTCGACGGAGCCGCTGGTGGAGGAGCTCCGGGCGGCGCCGCTGCAGCCGTTCGACCAGCGTGACGGCGGCGAGATCGTCGACCCGAAGTGGGAGTCGAGGCACGGCCACGCGGTCGCGATGTGCCGGTACGCGGTGATGGCGAAGCCGGAAGCGTCGACGCCAGAGTCGAAGTCGGGCGAGGCGCTCGTCCGCGAGTACACGCCCGCGCCGGCGGACGAGCTCCGCCGCGACGCGCTACGTAAGCATCTGGACAAGATCGAGCGGCCCGCGCCTCGACGCGCGGCCATCTACGACTGAGAAGGAGAATCATCGTGCGTTTCGTTGCTCCCGATAGCGGTCAGCAGATGTACCCGCAGGCGTCGCCTTCCGGAGACGAGGGCGAACTTTTCGATACCGGCTGGGACGTGCACCATGCCGGCCCGGCCCGCATCTTCCTGTCCGAGACGGACATCCGTGACGTCCTCTCAAGCGACGACGTGCTCGAGCGGACGCTCATCATGGAGCTGCTCGAGGCGCGCGGATGGATGTCGCCGGACGCGTTCAAGGCGCAGGTCGCGGACTTCGCCGAGGCGCTCGAGCAGATGGCCGCCGAACGCAGCGAGGCGATCGCCGAGGCTGACGGGCTGAAGTTGTCGCTCGCCCGCCACGTCACCGGCAGCGGAAACGGTACGGTCGTGGCTACGAGCGGGTTCGGCTCGCCTCTCGCCAACGTCGGCGGCGGGTCTGCCGCCTGATGGCGAGCCCGAGCCTCGAGGAGGTCGGCGCGCAGGCAGGAGGAGACGCGTTCCGGCGGTACCTCGCCGTCAGCTTCAACGACGACGGCACCCTCAAAGCCAGCGTCCACGCCGAGGACAAGCTCGGCCTGACGCCGACCGCGGTCAAGACGGGCGGCTACACCGCGTCCGCAGGAGATTTCGTTCCCGTCGACACGACAGGCGGCTCGGTGACGGTGACGCTGCCGAACGCTCCGGCGGACGGGTCCGTCGTGTGCGTGAAACTTGTCCTGCCGGCGGTGATTGTCGCGTCGGCAGTGGTCGCGTGCGCGGGTTCGGACGTGTTCAACAAGGCTGGCGGGTCGACGACCGCGACGCTGACGCTGCTGTCGCAGGCCATCCTTGTGCAGTACAAGGCGTCGACGAAGATTTGGTACGTCGTCGCTGACGACCTGCCGCTCGCGCAGCTCGACACGCGGTACCCGAAGGCGACGATCACGACGCCGGCGACGAACGACGTGCTGCAGTACGACTCGCCTTCGGGGACGTGGAAGAACGTTGCGTCGCCGGTGTTCGGAGTGGCCCAGGGGATACGGCCCAACGAGACGAGCATCGTCTACTCCGGAAAGAGCGGCTTCACCCCGTCAGGGATCGTGCAGTTCAACATGTTCTCGGCGGAGGGGTACGCGAAAGGCGTGTCGCCGACCGGGACGGTTTCGCGGATGCATGGTTTCAGCGCGTCCATGAAGGACGATGCGGGAGTCGATAACTGGCTTATCACGGGGGCAGCGAACAACGGCTCGGGGCTCATCCGGTTGACGGTGACGTCGCTCGGCGCTGTGAACGGCAAGGTGCTCGCCTCCAACGTCGCCACGGGCGACCCGATCGCCGCCTACGGGGTGGGAGGCACGACGGAGGCAAACGGCCAATGGGTTGCGACGGTTGTGGACGCGACACACATCGACCTGCAAGGCTCGACGTTCTCCCACGCGTACACGTCCGGCGGGACGCTGACGAACCGGGGCGCGTACTACGGATTCAACGCGCTCGTGTGGCCGACCGTCGACCGCACCGGACTGACCGGCACCGCAACCAACTGTGATGACGTCGCCTGCTACACGGCGTTCAACCGGGGGACAGGGGTGGCCGCCGACTGTTTCTACATCGCCCGCAACAGCGCGAACTTCCCATCGACACCCGAGTTTTATGCCGGGTATTCGTGCGATGCCTACGTAACCAAACACGCCTTCGGTGGCCGTGCGCGGATCAACGCGGGGAGCGCGATGTTCGAGGCGTCAAACGCAACTTACGACTCGGGCGCCTACCCCATCCGTATTCCGAACAACACGTCGATCGTCTCGAAGAACAACGCAGGATCGGGCGACGTACTCATGTGGTCGGTCAACACGTCAGACCACATCACCGCCGGAGCACTCGTAACGTTCCCCCAGGGGCTCACCGCCTCCGTGGCGTCGGCGTTCTCGTCAACAGTCTCGTTCGGTGACACCCTTTTCCTGAACGACGGCGTAAACATCTTCTGTCAGACGACCACCGGCTCGATGATCGGGACCACCACAACCCAAAAGCTTGCCTTCTACGGGGCGACTCCGATTGTGAAAGTCTCTAACACGACTGATCTCCGCGTCGCGCTCATCAACTACGGCCTGTATGCCTCGGGCGGGGCAACGCCGTTGAACCTGAATGGCGGCGGTCTCGCGGCGGCCCTCGGCCAGTTTGGGACGAACCCCGCCGCTTCGGGTGTAATCGGGCTTTCTAACGGCGGTACGGTCTATGGCCGGAACAACGCTAACAGTGGCGACGTAGCTCTGTTTCACACAAACGCATCGGACAATCTGGCTATCGACGCCCCCGTCCTTTTCAACGGGCTGATAACCGTCGTGGACGGCGTCAATATCGGATTAGGCACCGGCACAGGGACGAAGATCGGTACGAGCATCGGCCATAAGCTCGCGCTCTGGAACAAGACGCCGATCGTCCAGCCGACCACCGGCATCACCGGAGCGACAAGGGTTGGCGGCGGCGGCACGACCGTCACGACCACCGACACGTACGGCGGCTACACGCTCGCGCAACTCGCCGCGGTCATCATCAACACCGGCCTCGCCGCATGAGGAGACACCTGAATGGCTAGGCAGCCCCGCGTGCCGCCGACTGCCGGGAAGCCGCGGAACCGCCCGGCCAAGCCCCCTCCGCTCCGCGTGTCCCAAGTCGTCATCGTGCTCGGCCTCATCGACCAGTTCGACGCGCCAAGACAGACCGACCAGATCGTCTTTGTCGGCGACAACGAAGGAACCGCCGTCGCGAAAGCCACCGCGTTCCTCACGAACAACCTCCCGGCGATGCTCGAGGCGCCCGTCGAGCCCGTCACCGCTCCCCCCGAAAGCTAGGAGAACACGATGGTCGCAGGAGTAGACGCACGCACACCCCTCAAAGGACTCGGCTGTCAGCGCCTCACCGTCGACGCGACCGCCGGCGGCGTAGCTCTGACCGTCCCGCTCGGCGCGACGCTCGCGCTGTTCCGCGTCATCACCGCCCACCTCGCGTTCACCGACGACGGCGTCACCGCCCCCACCACGACGGTCGGGATGGAGCTCTACACCGACGACCTGATCTGGTACAACGGCAACCTCAACGCGTTCAGGGCGATCCGTACCACCGGCTCGAGCGCCACCCTCATCGTCAACTACTACACGGTGGCCTAATGGCAGGCAGCCTCGAAGCCATCGGCGGCCAGCCAGGCGGAGCGGCTGTCCGCGAGTTCCTCGCTATCTCGTTCAACGACGACGGCACCCTGAAAACGGGCGTGGCCGGCGACCGGCTCGGGTTGACGCCGACGGCGGTCAAGACGGCCCCGTACACGGCCGTTGCTGGCGACCTCGTCCCCGTCGACACGACTTCGGGGGCGGTAACGGTGACGCTTCCGACAGCGCCCGCAGACGGAGCGGTCGTGTGCGTGAAGCAGATAACGAGAGGCGGCACGAACACTGTTACGGTCGCGTGTGGCGGGTCCGACGTGTTCAACAAGGCGGCGGGCGCGACGAGCGCCACCCTGACCCTTCTCGCGCAGGCGATGCTCGTGCAGTACAAGACGTCGGGGGCGATCTGGTTCGTCGTCACTGACGACCTGGCGCTGTCGCAGCTCGACCTGCGCTACGTCCAGGATGTCGGGGGCGGACTGGAAGGCGTCAACGTGGCAGGCAACTCGGGCTCATCGGCGACGATCGCTTTGACGGCGGGCAACGTCCAGACGTACACGATCAACGCATCCTGCACGTTCACGATGCCGTCCGGCCTCACGTCCGGTGTTGGCCTGTCGTTCACGGTCATCCTGACTGACTCGGGCGGATCTCACACCGTCGCGTTCACGGGCGTCAAGTGGGCCAGCGGTGCCGCGCCGACGTTCTCCACAACGGCCGGGTCGATCGACATCTTCACGTTCGTCTCGGTGAACGGCGGCACAACGTGGTACGGGTTCGTCGGCGGACAGGCGATGGCGTGACGGTTGCCGCGCGCATCGTCGGACTCAATCGAGGCATCCGGAACCCGGCAGCGATCTCGGGCCTGCAGACGTGGTGGGAGGCCGACAACGTCAGCGTCGCGTCGGCGCAGCCGAACACGATTTCGGGGCTGCAGTTGTGGCTCAAGGCCGACGCGCTCGTCCTGAACGACGCCGACCCGGTGGCGACGTGGACCGACTCGTCCGGCAACGGCTACAACGCCACACAGGCCACCGGGGCGAAGCAGCCGCTCTACAAGACCGCCATCGTCAACTCAAAGCCCGTCGTACGGTTCGACGGCATCAACGACGTGCTGCAGATCCTCGGGGCGGGATACCTGGCTTGCACTAACAACATCGGCGCCGTGACGCTGTTCGTCGTAGCGAAGGCCACCGCTTCCGGGGTAGGCCAGAGCCTCGTCGAGATTTCGACTAACGTCGCCGCCACTCCCCGGCTCAAACTGTCCATCATCGCGGCGAACAAGTGGGAGATCGACGCCCGCCGCCTCGACGCCGACAGCGTGAACGTCCTGACAGCGAACTCGACGCTTCCGTCGGCCTGGGAGTGCGTCACGGCCCGCAGGGACTACACGAACGCGCGTGGCCACCTGTACCTGCAGGGCGGCACCAACAACGAATCCACCGGGATCGGCACGACCGGGAGCACGTCAGCGACGAACAGCGCCGACGCCTTCATCGGCGGCGGCTCCACCACGCCGTCGGCTCCGTACTCGGGTGATGTCGCCGAGATCGTCGTCTACAACCGCTACCTGACCGACATCGAGAGGATGTCCGTCGAGAAGTACCTGTGCGACAAGTACGGGCTGACGGCCATCGGGTGCCCCTACGTCGACGGCGACGCGGTGAACGTCTGGATCGACTCGTCCGGCAACGACTACGGGGCGCGGGCGGTACCGGTTGCGAACCGGCCGACCTACAAGACGAACATCGTCAACGGAAAGCCGGTCGTGCGGTTCGACGGCACGAACGACAACCTGAAAACGCTGCTGTTTGCGGCGGCGCTCACGCAGCCGATGACCTATGTCGTCGTGGCGCGGGAAACAGACCTGTCGGTCGACACCAACAACTTCCTGGACAACATTTCGGGCGCGTCCACCAAGTTCTCGGGCACCTACCTGACGCACCCCACCAATCCGTCTATGTACCTGATCGATTCGACCACCGGCATCTACGGCGGCTCGAACGCTGACACGAACTGGCACGTCTACACCGTCAATTGGGACGCGACCGACATCGCCCGCAAGGACGGAGTGACGCAAGTCTCCGGCAACACCGGCTCGGGCGGCGCGACCGGCATCAGCATCGGGGCGACCAACGGCGCCTCCAAGTTCATGCACGGCGACTTCGCCGCGGCGCTCGTCTACAACAGGGCGCTCACGAACGTCGAACTTAACCTGATCGGCCGCTACTACGCGGCCAAGTACGGCATCACCTGGACGACGGTCTAACGAGGAGCGAACCTGATGCAGATGCAGACGATTATGGGCGGCCAGGGCGGCCCGATCACGTTCCAGAAGGGCGCGCTCCATTCGCAACTCGGCGTCCCGCAGGGTGAACCGATCCCGCCGCGCAAGAAGAAGAAGGCGCTCGGCGGCGGCTACGGGCCACTCGCGAAGAAGCGCGCGTCGTTCGCGTTCACGGGCGCTCTCGCCGCGGGCCGCTCCACGCTCGCGCAGAAAGCCGCCGGCAACTAGCCGGTGCGGATCCTGTGCGTGTGCGACCAGGGTGTATCCCGGTCGCCTACCATCGCGAGCCTGCTGCAGTACCGCGGGCATGAGACGCTCAGTGTCGGCGCCGCCAGGACGACCGACGATACGCGGCAGATGCTCGGCGACTGGTGCGACATCGCGATCCTCACGCCCGACATCGACGTCGACGCCATCCCCGGCCTCAACCCGGAACAGCTCGTCGTGTGGCCGATCGCCGACACCTATCCGCGGCCGTTCCACCCCGAACTTCGCCAGCTCGTCCTCGAGCTCGCCGGCAAAGGAGGGCTCTGACCTTGATCGTTACCGTCATCGCCTCCGTCGCGCTCATCACGGTCGCGCTTACCGTTTCCCTCTGCGCGGGTCTTCTCCGGTCGCAGCAGCGCGCCGCCGCGCGCCGCGAGGATCTCCTCCTCAACCAACTCCTCCACCTCGCCGGGCGCCCGTGGCAGCCGTCCCCGGCCGACACATGGCAGCCGCCCGCGGTACCCGACCAGCCTGAACGCGACTGGTCATCGTGGCCTGGCGCCGCCGAACAGGAGCCCGTCTACTGATGTCGATCTACGCCCCCGAAACGTCGCACCTGCCCGTCCAGATGACGCCGCAGTCCGCGCCGACCGACCAGGAGAAGGAGCGCCTGCGGTGGCGCGAACGGATCAACAGTTCTCGCGACGCCCGCCGCGCGTTCGAGCCGGCGATGCTCGCCGACCTAGCGTTCGCGGCCGGCCAGCACTGGCTCGTCTGGGACCGCGGCTCGCGCCGCATGAGACATATCAGCGAAGTCGACCCGCAGCGTTACTCCGACCGCGAACTGTTCACCGCCGACCGGCTCACGGAGTACCGGATGGCGCAGCTCGGCGAGCTCGAGGCTGACGACGACCGTCCGACGCTGCTCGTCATCCAGGAGGGCGAACAGGCCGAGGAGACGGCCGACCAGATGAACCGGGCTGTCGCGTACGCGTGGGACCACGAGTGGGACGCCGAAGAAGCTCTCGCGCTTGGCCGCCGCTATTGCGTCGACCTCGGTGTCGCGGCTCTGCGGTGCCGGTGGGATCCGAGCAAAGGCAAGGTCGCCGGCCAGGTGCCGACCGATCAGGAGGGAAACGCGGCCGACGAGGGCACCATCGCGCACGTCCTCGAGCACGGCCAGATGCCCGACGGGAGCCTGCCGCGGTTCAAGTCCGTCAACGACGGCGCGACCATATGGGAGGCGTACAGCGCCCTCCACATTCTGCCGCCGCCCGGAGTCCATCACGAAAAGTCTTTCCGGTGGGAGGTGCTCGCCCGTCCCGTCTCCATCGACGAGATCGAGGAGACGTACCCGCACCTCGCCGGCCACGTCACCGAGGACGGCGACATCGCGAACCTCGCCGGCGTCTCAACCGGCCAGCAGGCCCGCACCGGCCAGCCGAACACAAGCCGTCTCCGCGACCACGCATGGGTTTACACCTGTTTCGAGCGGCCGTGCAAGAAGTACCCGAACGGTGCCGTCACCGTCCTTGTGTCGGCACAGATGATGATCGGCGAGCAGCGGCAGTCGTTCGACTACAAGATGCCGGACGGGACCCCGCACTCCGGCGTCGTCTACCTCCACTGGCGCCGCCGCTCCGACCGGTTCTGGTCGGGGTCGTTCATCGGGCCGTTGAAGGATCCGCAGCGGATCATCAACCGCCGCGAGACGCAGAACAGCGAGATCATCGACCGCGGGATGCCGCGCACTTTCATCGAGGAGGGTTCCATGCCGTCGGCGCCG